AATACCTACCAAGAGACATTCAAAAAATAGATTCTGTATTTAAAGATGTTGAAGTTTCTCAATTCACTACAACTCATGAAATTGAGATGTTCATAGACAGTGTTGAACAGTTTGGCGGTGAAGGTGACTTCCTATCTAAGTTTGGTGTTGAGATTCGTGACACATTAGAACTTACTGTAATGGTGAATAGATTTGAAACTTTGGGTATAGGAAGACCAAAAGAGGGTGACTTGATTTTCTTTCCTTTCAATAAGCAACTCTTTGAAGTTATGTTTGTTGAAGATGAGCAAATATTCTACACTCTTGGTAAAAAGTTTGTATATAGGTTGAAGTTAGAACTCTTTGAATATTCCAATCAGATGATCAATACTGGAGTTGAAGATATTGATAATATTCAATATGAAAATGCTTACTCTATTGAACTAACAACTACAAACGGAAACGGAACAGATTTTGTTGTAGGCGAGAATGTTTATCAAGGTGCTGATTTATCTTCTGCTACCGCAAAGGGTAGAGTTGCTTCATGGGCAAATAATACTCTAGAACTTATTGATGTTGTTGGTAAGTTTGTTGAAGGTGTAAATGTTGATGCTGATGGTGGAGCATCTTATGAGATAGATTTACCAGACAACTATGAAGATGTTGAACTTGATATGCCAAATGATCCATTATCCGACAATCTTGATTATGAAAAAGAAGCAGACAAAGTGATTGACTTTTCAGAAAACAATCCTTTCTCTGAAGAAGATTTATAGCAAGTCTTATAAATATATTTGTTATGGCTCTATATAATGAATATTTTTACCACAAAACTATTTTCAAAAGCGTTGCTACTTTTGGAACTCTCTTCAACGATATAACTGTAAAACGAAAAACTTCAAACGGTAATACTGTGAAAGAGTTGAAAGTTCCTTTATCATATGGCCCAAGAAGTAAGTTCCTAGCTAAAATTGAAGATGATGGTAATGCTAATAAAAATACCGCAATCACTCTTCCTAGATTGAGTTTTGAGATGTCTGGGTTTTCCTATGATTCTCAAAGAAAACTAAACTCACTTGGAGTTCGATATAATACAACAGAAACTGGTTCTGAAAAATCTATGTACAATCCAGTTCCTTACAATATTGGATTTTCTCTAAATGTCTATGTAGAACATTTTGATGAAGGTTTACAAATAATAGAACAGATCGTTCCCTTTTTTAGCCCTTATCTAAACATCCCATCTAAACTAGTTTATGATGATATGGGGATCGTTGATGATGTCCCTGTACTACTAAATGACGTCTCCTTAGAGGAGAGTTATGAGGGTCAGTTTGAAGATAAGAGGGTTATTATGTGGAACCTGAGTTTCACCCTAAAAACGAATATATTCAAACCAGTCAAAGAGTCTGAATTGATACGTCAAGTCGAGACAAATGTTATCTCAACCCCAACCGAATCATCTGGTGAAGTGACTCCACAAGAAGTTCAAAAAGCACAAGAATCTGGTTCAAAATCCAAATCTGTAACCAAACCAGGACTTACAGATCAAGGTGAACCTACAACGAAAGAATCTGAATCTGTTCCAAAAGAGCAAATTGAAGTAGATGATGAGTTCGGTTTTATTGAAGACTTCCTAGAAGGTATCTAATGTCAAAAGATTTCAAAGATATAGAAAAAGTGTTGGATATACTACCAGAAGATTCTGAAATAAAAGACTTGACAGAAGTTGAAGATGGTAGTATAATAGAAATTCAAGATGAAAAAGATGAGTTTTCAGAGGAAATGCAAGACAGTCGCAGAAAAGATTACAAGTTTGCGAGAAAGAATCTGAAGAATGCTATGGAGATTGGAAACGAAGCTTTGGAAGACTTGATAGAGATTGCGAAGAGTTCTCAACAACCAAGAGCATATGAAGTGATAGCAACTCTTGTGAAGAATGTTTCTGATGCTTCTGATAAACTGATGGATGTGAATAAGAAACTTCATGAGATTGAAATCATAGCAGAGCCAGAGAAGAACTTGAAAAATATGGATAAACTTGAACTGAATCAACAGAACAATACTTATTATGTTGGTTCAACTGCTGATTTACAAGAACTTATCAACAATACAATGTCAGATAAAGAATTGATAGAAATTGATAAAGATGATGATGAGGAGGAATAATGCCAACTTACGAATACGAATGCACTAAATGTGGGTATAAGTTTGAAAAAATACAAGGTATAAATGACGAACCTCTGAAAACTTGTATCAAGTGTAACGAAAAGTCTCTCAAAAAACTATTCCACACTTCTGGAATCATATTCAAAGGTTCTGGTTTCTATACAACAGACTATAAGAAAAAAGGGAAGTGATGGAAACTCCCGAACAAGAAATAGAACATTTTCAAGGAAACCCACTTGTTAAAAAAGTTGGAGCGCAAATCCAATTTACTAAAGAGCAGATTGAAGAGTATGTTAAATGTTCTCAAGACCCATTCTACTTTATCGAAAAATATATGAAAATTGTCACCATCGACTCTGGTGTTCAAGTTATCAAACTTTATGATTTCCAAAGAGAGATGATCAATAAGTTTGTAAATGAGAAGTTTATTTTAGCAAAATGCGCCAGACAGTCTGGAAAGACTATTGGAGTTGAATCCTTCATTCTTTGGTCTATTTTGTTTAAGGATAACTATCGTGTTGGTATGTTCGCAAATAAGTTTGACACATCCAAAAAGATTCTAAAAGAAATCAAATATTCATATGAACAACTCCCTATGTGGTTACAGCAAGGTGTTATTACTTGGAATAAGCATAGTATAGAACTTGAAAATGGTTCTTCAATCACATCATCCTCAACCTCTGGTGATGCTGGACGATCAAGAACATACAATTTAGTATTCTTGGATGAGTTTGCATTTGTCCCAGATTATGTTGCTGCTGACTTTTTCACTGCGGTATATCCAACGATATCTTCTGGTAAGAATACAAAAGTTATTATTATTTCAACTCCAAATGGATTGAACTTCTTTTATAGAATGTGGGTTGAAGCACAAGAAGGTAGATCAAACTATAAACTATTTGAAGCAAATTGGAGAGCAGTTCCAAGTCGAGATGATGCTTGGGCAGATGAAACCCTTGCAAATGTTGGAGAAAAAGCATTTCAACAAGAGTATGAATGTGACTTCTTAGGTTCATCAAACACTTTGATATCAACTACGAAAATAAAAGAGATGGTATGGAAAAAACCTGTGAAGAGATATCAGGGAGGTTTAGCAATTTATGAAGAACCTAAACCAAGGAATCAATATATTATTACTGTGGACGTTTCCAGAGGTATAGGAAAGGACTATTCAGCATTCACGGTAATAAATGTAACAGACTTTCCATATAAGGTTTCAGCAAAGTATCAGAACAATGAAATATCACCTATGGTATTCCCGAATACGATATATGAAACTGCAACTCACTTCAATCAAGCAATGGTTTTAGTTGAGGTGAACGATATTGGAGAACAGGTTGGGGCAATCCTTTACAATGATTTAGAATATGAAGACTTGATTATGACTGAACATGGCGGAAGAAAAGGTCAAAGAATCTCTTCAGGGTTTGGTGGTAATGTTTATTATGGCGTCAGGATGACTGGTAATGTAAAAAAGATCGGAATGGCAAACCTGAAAACTATGATAGAATCCGATAAACTTCTGATCCACGATGTTGATATTATTACTGAACTGTCAACTTTTGTACAAAAACGAAACAGTTATGAGGCGGAAGAAGGTTACAATGATGACTTGGTTATGTGTCTTGTAATTTTTGGTTGGGTTTCAAATCAAGAATATTTCAAAGAACTTACAAACTCTGATATTAGAAAAAAGTTAGAAAAAGAGAGAGAACATGAGATAATGGAGTCCACTTTACCTCCTGGATTTGTTGTGAATGGAGAAGAGGAAGAGACTTTTACAGACTCTGAAGGGACTGTTTGGTTCGTCGTTCGTTGAAAAAATACTATTTTATAAATATACTCGAATAGAAAATAGTTTTTTATTTTGTTTTAAAAAAAGGAGAAAAATATGGCATCATTATTAAGTCCAGGTGTTATATCGAGAGAAATAGACTTGACAACAGCAACCCCTGCTGTTGCATCCACAGAAGGTGGAATTGTTCTAAACGCTCAATGGGGACCAGCAGATAAATTAGTTTTATTATCAGATGAGACTGATTTGGTAGATGTATATGGAAAACCGAATGACATTAATTTCGCCAGATGGTTTTCTGCTAAAAACTTTTTACTTAATAATTGATAATTTAGATATGCTGAACTAAGGTGATCTTTTAATATAGTATTTATAGGACCAGAAAAAGTACCCGAATTATTGCATAAGTTAGGAACAATTATATAGGTATTTTTAGACTCATTAAATACTTTAAATATAGTTTGAAGAAAACTCTTGTTCCGAACAGAAACAAGAGTGCTGTTTTTTGTTTTATTTCT